CTTTCAGGACGAGGAAGAATCATGCGGATTTTGATAGGAGCGGTGGCGGTTATGCTGTTGGCTGGGTGTTCGACATCACCAGTTCCTTCTTCCCAAGCATCGCAGGCACCAGCCCAGCAGCTTTTGAAATTCCAGAGCAAGCCTGCAGGTAGTTTCGGAACAGTACAGGTGATACGCGACTCGGGACATACAGGTAGTTTCTGCTCAATGGCTGTTTTCATTGACGGTGAGAAGGTTGCATTGCTTGACCCAGGTCAGAAAGCCGCATTCTTTTTGCCTCCAGGTCCGTTGACTTTGGGTGCCGCATATTCTGGATCAGGAATGTGTGGGATGGGCGCCGAGCGTATCGAGCGAGATGCGGTGGCAGCGCAAAACTCAGTGAAGAAGTACCGAGTGTTTACTGGTGGCGATGGGCAGATAGATATTTTGCCTACGACGCTGTGAGATTTAAAAACCGCCCGAGGGCGGTTTTTTTATACCTGGAGAAAACAATGGCAGCATTTTCTATCGACTATCAGCCCATCACCACGATCAGGCTTTACGGGCAACTGCGGCAATTCGGTCGGTTATTCAGACTGTCGGTGCGCTCTCCGGCGGAAGCCATAAAAGCACTGTGCATTCAGATCCCCGGCTTTGAGCGTTTCATTTCAAACGCAAAATCGCGAGGTATGGAATTTGCCGTGTTTCGCGGATCAAAAAATATTGACGAAAAAGAGCTTGGATACTGCGGATCGGGTGAGATCCGCATTGCCCCTGTGATCACTGGCAGCAAGCGAGCGGGGATCCTCCAAACTATCGTTGGCGCAATACTTATCGTCGCTTCATTCATACCTGGCTTTCAGGCTCTACTTCCTGTGGGTATCGCGTTGGTTGCCGGTGGTGTTATCCAAATGTTGAGTCCGCAGCCCAGCGGTTTGAAGACGAGCGCAGCCCCCGAGAACACCCCGGGTTATGCCTTCGGCAGCGCGAAGAACACCACGGCATCAGGAAATCCGGTACCGCTTTGCATCGGCAAGCGTCGGTGGGGCGGCGCGATCATCAGTGCCGCGATCTACGCAGAAGACCAGATGTAGCCAAACCGCTGGACAACACAGCCGCCCATGAGGCGGTTTTTTTTGCCTGGAGAAAAGCATGGGCGCAGCAGAGAAAATTGACGTCTTTGGCGCCAAGGGTGGTTCGGACAAACCGAAGACGCCGACCGAGGTGCCGGACAGCTTGCGCTCGGTGGCCGTGGCCAAGATCCTGATCGCGATCGGGGAGGGTGAGTTCGCCGGCAACCCGACCGCGCAAGACATCTTCCTCGACAACACGCCCTTGCAAGATCCCCAGGGCAATATGAACTTTCCCAACCTGAAATGGGAGTTCCGCAGCGGTTCGGTCGAGCAGAGTTACATACAGGGTATCCCGTCGATCGAGAACGAAACCTCTCTGGGTATCGAATTGCGCAGCGGCACGCCGTGGGTTCGAGCGATCAGCAATTCTGAGCTGTCAGCGGTGCGCCTGCGCTTCGCCTGGCCAGCGCTGCAATCGGTTGATGCCAGCGGCAACGTGAATGGTTACCGGATTGAATACAAGGTTGAGCTGGCCACCGACGGCGGCGCCTATCAACAGGTGCTGAGCGAAGCCGTCGACGGCAAAACCACCAGCACCTATGAGCGAACCCGCCGCATTGATTTGCCCGCCGCTACCAGTGGCTGGCTGATCCGCGTCACCCGCATTACGCAGAACCAGAACAACAACAAAATCGCCGACACCATGCAGATCGCTGGCTTCACCGAAGTCATCGACGCCAAGCTTCGGTATCCGAACACAGCGCTGCTCTACATCGAGTTCTCGGCCGAGCAGTTTCGCAACATCCCGGCGGTGACCATCGAATGCCATGCCCGCAAGTGGCTGGTGCCGAGCAATTACAACCCGGAAACTCGAAGCTATACAGGGATCTGGGATGGCACCCTCAAGGAGGCTTGGACCGATAACCCAGCGTGGATCACCTACGGCGTCACGGTGAATGACCGTTTCGGCTTGGGGCGCCGCATCAAGCCATGGCAGGTCGATAAGTGGGAGCTGTACCGGATCGCCCAGTACTGCGATCAACTGGTGCCGGATGGTAAAGGCGGCCAAGAGCCGCGCTTCATCTGCAACCTGAACCTGCAGGGCAAAGCCGATGCGTGGGCACTGTTGCGCGATATCTCGGCGATCTACCGGGGCATGACCTACTGGGCTCAGGGCCAAGTCTTCACGCTGTCCGACATGCCGCGCGCCACTGACTTCGACTTCGCCTATACCCGGGCGAATGTCCTCGACGGCAAGTTCACTTACTCGAGTGCATCGGAGCGCACCCGCTACAGCCGAGCCCTGATCAGCTACGACAACCCAGCCAACAACTACGACACCGACGTCACCGCGGTGACCGATGCCAAGCTTCAGCGGCGCTACGGCGACAACCCGCTGGAGATCAGCGCAATCGGTTGCACCCGTGAATCGGAAGCGCAGCGCCGGGGTAAGTGGGCACTGCTGACCAACTCGAAAGATCGCGGGATCAACTTCCGTGTCGGCCTTGATGGTCGCATCCCGCTGCCTGGCTACGTCATTCCCGTGGCTGACGAACTGTTGGCCGGCCGCGCGATCGGCGGGCGCATCTCGGAGGTTGCTGGCCGCGCTATCACGCTTGACCGCGACACCCAGGCCAAGGCTGGGGACCGTTTGATCCTGAATCTGCCTAACGGCAAGTGTGAGGGCCGTACCGTGCAATCCGTGGCGGGACGCGTGGTGACCGTGACGGTTGCCTTCTCTACGGTGCCGGAACCCGAACTCGTCTGGGCGCTGGATGCCGACGACCTAGCTGTTCCACTGTATCGGGTGACCAGCGTGTCTCGGCCAGAGCCTGGCGTTTTCGAAATCTCGGCCGTCCAGTACGACCCGAGCAAGTTCGCTCATATCGACACTGGTGCACGACTAGAAGAACGGCCGATCAGCGTCATTCCGATCACCGTCGTTCCAGCGCCGGCAAGCGTTACTGTCACATCGAATTCTGTCGTGTCCCAGGGCATTGCCGTGTCTACCATGTCCATCATCTGGCCGGCGGTGAACGGCGCAGTTGCGTATGACGTCGAGTGGCGCAAGGACAGCGGCAACTGGATAAAGCTGCCGCGTACAGGCTCCACCGGCGTGGATGTCGTCGGCATCTATGCAGGGGCTTACTTGGCCCGCGTCCGTGCGGTCAGCGCCTTCGACATCTCGTCGATCTGGCGTAGCTCGATGCTGACGAATCTCAAGGGCAAGGATGGATTGCCGCCGGCGGTTTCATACCTCACGGCCACTCCTTTGCTGTTCGGCATCTACCTCAAATGGGGCTTCCCGGATGATGCGGAGGATACCCAGCGCACGGAAATCTGGTACGGACCGACGACCAGTCTGGAGGCCGCTACCAAGCTGACCGACCTGTCATACCCGCAAAGTGATTACTCGATGCTGGGGCTGCGCGCCGGCGTGACGTTTTTCTTCTGGGCGCGGTTGGTAGACCGCATTGGCAACATCGGGCCTTGGTACCCGATCGGGATTGGTGTCATGGGGCAGTCAAGCGCGGATGCGGCGGCCATCCTGGAGATGATTGCCGGCCAGATTGGCGAGACGGAACTGGGCCAAGACCTGCTGGACGAGATAAACAAAATCCCAGGCTTGCAGGCGCAGATTGACGCGCTCGACGGCCTTAGCGGATACGACCCTGAAGCCACCTACGTTGAAGGTGATCTGGTCGTTTCCGGGAAGAGGATCTACCAGGCCACCGGAGATGTTCCGGTCAGCTCACCACCGCCAAATGCTACCTACTGGCTTGATGTCGGACAGACGATTGATACGGCCAATGGTTTGGCGCAGCAGGTGGCCACCAACACCGCGAGCATTAATGAGATCGACGGCGTAGTGACCGCCCAGGCAACCGCATTTGAGGCGTTGCGCGCAGCATCCCGCGACGACAACGGCGAAGGTGACCTGGCGGATGCGCTCAAAGGTTGGACCAGCACCGCGGCGATCGCTTCGGAATCTCGGGTTCGCACCTCTGAAAACGAGGCGTTCGCGCAGCGCATCACCACCTTCGATGCAAAGCTTGGCGAAAACGCTGCCAACATCACCGAGCTGGAGCAGGTGGTCGCCACCAACGAGTCAGCAACTGCGACGAAGATCGATCAGATCAGCGTAACCGTTGGGCAAAACGGCACGGCGATTGAGCAGAACACTGCGGCCATTCAGCAGACCTCGACGGCCTACGCCGATACGGCGGGCAAGCTGAGCACCATGTGGTCGGTGAAAATGCAGGTCACGGCCGGCGGTCAGTACGTGGCTGCCGGTATTGGTCTTGGAATCGAGAACACCGGCGCGGGTCTGCAAAGCCAGTTCTTGGTGAGTGCCGATCGATTCGCCATCGTCAACACCATCGCTGGTGGCGCCATCTCGGTTCCGTTCGCGGTGCAGGGTGGTCAGGTATTCATGAACTCAGCGTTCATCGCTGACGGCACCATCACCAACGCCAAGATCGGCAGTTACATCAGCTCCACAAACTACATTCCTGGTGTGCAGGGGTGGATCCTCAACAAGGATGGAACGCTGGAGATCAACGGTATCGTCCCAGGGCAGGGCCGCCTGGTCATCAACTCGCTGAACTTGTCCGTCTACGACGTGAACAACGTGCTGCGTGTACGTCTTGGTTACTTGGGGTGATAAATGGCTTATGGGATGCGGATTTGGGGCGCCGATGGGACGCTTCAGGTCGACGAAAACTCGTTCACCATGCGGGTGGTTTTATCCACCCAGGTCACATTTGCAACTGCCGGGAAGGGAAATCAGGACTTCGCTGTCCCGGGTTGCGATGCCTCCAACTCGGTGGCGATCGTGATCCCGGTCGGGCCGTACAACGAAGCGGCATCGTGGCAGTTTGAAACGGAAATGTTGTCGGGGGTGGCACGCGTCTACAACCACACACGCACCTTCGCAACGAGTTTATCCACCAGTGGGACCATGCGATTGATGGTCATAAGGTTTGCCTGATGAGTTTTGGCCTCAGTTTCGTCAACAACAGCAACCAGGTGGTGATCGACTCGGAGTTTGCACGGCTCAATGTCATCTGTACCGGACGTTATGCGCCGACGCAGGAGTCAGGCCTTGGGTCAACCACCTTCTTTCCGCGCGTCATCACCAGCCAGGAGCCACCACTGGTGTTTTGCCGGCCTGATACTGGAGGTGTCGGTGGCCTTACCGCCATGCAGGTGATTGGATCGGCCGGGAGCTGGACCGGTTTCTATGTCCGAGCCTACGACGTGAACACCAACCAGCCGAACGGACGGTACTTCGCGGCCACGTTCGGCGCCCAGCCAGTAGCAACTTATGGTATGCGGTTGTGGGACGGCTCCTCGAAGTTGTTGTTTGACTCCGGCACGTCGACGGCGCTGTTCACGCGTGCATTTCAGAACTGGGCCTATGTGCGTTCGGAGACCTCTCCAACCGGCAGCACTCGTAGCTTCTACACCGTGCCGTTTAACTTCCCGGAAAACGAATACATGCTGATCAACACCTTCGGCATGAACATGTTGACTGGCTCTCCTGCTGGTCGATTGGTCAAAACCCTCTGGAGCTTTAGCACCGGGACGCTGTACGCCGTCACTGATGGATTCTCCAACCCTTTCGCCTTCTTCCTGCCGGCTGTGTTCGCAAAACTCGCCGTCTAACAACCTCGATTAGGAAGTACTCCATGCCTTGGTACAAAGCCGGTACGGTTTCTGTCACCCAAAATTCCAATGCCGTGATCGGTACGGGGACTTCTTTCTTCGTCAATGGCCGTGTCGGGGATGGTTTCCGCGGGCCGGATGGCGGCTGGTACGAAGTCATCAACATCATCAGCGATACGGCCTTGGCAATCTCGCCTCCGTACCAGGGTGCCACTGCAGCCGCTGGTGGTTACGCGCTGGCACCGCTTCAGGGTTACGTGAAGGATTCGGCGGACGCGTTGCGTGCGCTGGTGAATCAATACGGCGGCGTGCTGGCTGTGCTCGGTGTTACACCGACGCTTCCAGGCGTTCGGACCGCGCTAAACCTAACGGACACCGGCGGGCTGCCAGAGGGGACCAACAAGTACTTCACGGACGCCAGGGCGCTAGGTGCTGCGCTCACAGGTTTCGTAACCACCGACGCAGCGCCCGTTGTCGCAACAGATCTCGTAGTTGCGGCATTCGGAAAGCTTCAGGCCCAGGTCAGCGCAAGAGCCGCGAAGGGGGCAAATACCGATATCACTTCCCTGTCAGGACTCACCACAGCGCTGAGCATCACTCAAGGCGGCACAGGCCGGAACGACGGATTGGCGTGGGGCAAACTCAAGGGGTCGCTGAGTGATCAGACTGATTTAGTTGCTGCGTTGGCGGCAAAGATCACTGGTAGCAAGCAAGGATTAATCAATGCATCGGTGATGTTTGTGGGTTCTGGTCCTTCGATCGTCAACAACTTCAACGTAGCTTCCATCACCAAGGTGTCGACTGGAATCTATGACATTAACTTCGCGACCCCTATGGATCACACCTCGTTTTCCGTAGTAGGCATGGCGTGCGATGACGCAGCGGTTCAGGCAATCGTTTATGAGAACGGGTCCAACGGCTCAACTCGCACGCAGAACAAGGTCAGGATCGTCACAGGTGTGCCGGGTGGAAGCACCCGTGACTTCTCTGTGATCAACGTGATAATCGTGGGAGGCAAAAACTGATGTTGATCATCAAAACGATTGAGGGCTTGAAGCAAGTCGTAGCCCCCGATATCGACATCTATGAGTACGCCGCAGTAAACGGCGGAACGGTCATGGATGACTCCGAGTTTGTTGAACCGCCGAAGACTGATGAGCAGATCAAGGCGGATATTGCTGTGGAAGCGGCAAGTCTTCGGGCGAAGGCTGATTATGCGATCACACCACTTCAGGATGCTGTGGATATCGACGAAGCGACTTTGGCTGAATCGGCACTACTAAAGAAATGGAAGAGGTATCGGGTTGACCTCAACAGGCTCTCAGACCAGGCTGGTTATCCTGAAGTGATCACCTGGCCAACCATTCCGACATACCCGAACTAAAGATGTAGCCCGCCATTGAGCGGGTATTTTTTTGCCTGGAGAAAAGTGATGCCAGTAACTGAAAAAGACCGCGACATTCTAGCGCGCACGCTGTGGGGTGAAGCCCGCGGTGAAAGCTTGGCCGGGCAGATCGCCGTGGCCTGGACCATTCGCAACCGTGTATTCGATGGCAAGGACCGTTCCTGGTGGGGGGAGGGTTTCGCTGGCGTGTGCCAGAAGCCGTTTCAGTTCAGCTGCTGGAACAAGAACGATCCGAATTTCGTCTACCTGAGTGGCGCCAAGACGATTCCGTTTCGCGAGTTCGCCAAGGCGCAGATCGCTGCTGACCAAGTGATCGATGGCAAGGTGCCGGATCCTACCGGCGGTGCCACTCACTATTATGCGACGACAATGCCGAAGCCACCAACTTGGGCGAGGGGCGCCAAGCAGATGCTGAAGCTTGGGCGGCACATCTTTTTCAAGGATGTACCGTAGCGTTTACAAGCAATCGTGTACAGCCTGCTCAAGGGCACCGCGCCCAACTGCTGATGCCAATTGAATACGCTGGTACACCGCGATTTCACTGCCCTGTGAGGTTTTGTAGACTTCGAGAATATCGTCTGCCAATACTCTGCTTTGGACCACGATTCTGTAGCGTCCCTTAGACGCCGACATTGCCGTGTTTGAATTATCCTTCTGTAACTTAGGGAAAACGCACCGGGCGTACTCCTCCGGTAATTTTTTAGAGTTCAGAGTAATGTTTGGCGAATTGGGTGCAGAGGTGCAGCCCGCTACTGACAATGCAATCAGTCCGGCGGGCATTAAAAACAAGCGCATCAAATTTTCCCTTAAGCACTTAGTGAGACAAGCTTTGGCGGCTGATGGTGTGTGCGCCGCAAGTCCATTGTATCGGTATTCCCCCTGACTCGATCTATGAATATTTCGCAGAAATTGGTGAAGGTTGCTATCCAGACCTTGAGGTTGGGTTTTCACGTCTTTTTCTAGGATGTGCCCGTGATCACTCCTTTTCAGAAGCTGCTCGGCCTGCTGGCACTGATCACGATGTTGATGGTTGATGGTTGATGGTTGATGGTTGATGGCTGACAGCGCCGCAGTAACCTTGCAGATTCAGGGCTGGCGCTACGGCATGCAGTTCGCCGAAAGGAGATTTAACCGCCATCAGTAATGCGGCTACCACCCAGATCCGGGCTGATCAGGACAGGCTCGCATCCGCGATCGCCTTGCAACTGCTGATTTGCTGCTGTCAGTCTTTCTCGACGCCACGGATTCAGCCAGCTGCGTGGTTCATGGACGATCACGCGCCCGACTTGACCCAGTGCATGCTCAACGAATTATCGCCATCACCGACGCCGGTGACCAAGGACTGATCGCACTGGCTGCCTGCCAGGCCTACGTCCGGGAAGTGAATCGCTAATTCCTTCTAACAATTTTTTAGATCCATAACTGCGGCTATGGTGATTCACGGGCGAGCTCTTGGATCCCAAAATTACCCTGATCGTGTAGAATCTCGGGCTTTCGAGGTGGGCTTTGCGATTATTCGTGTTAAAAACGAAATGTTGCTTATGTCTAACGTGATTCTTTAGTTGTTACATGGGGAGAGATTCAACGTGTCAGGTATGGATATAAAAATAACAGACAGAGAAAATTCGTTTGATCTGATTCGGCATTTCGCTGCGTTCCTAGTTCTATTTTCTCACCATTTTCCGATATCTGGCAGGCCAGAACCATCGGTGCCGAGCTGGGATACATTCGGATTTGTAGCAGTAGTTATATTCTTTTCCATCTCGGGCTATTTTATGCCTAAAAGTTTCTCCAATTCGGCGGGCTTTGTAGAGTTTATGGTCAAGCGCTGCAAGAGGATTTTCCCTGGTCTGTTTGTTTGCTCGATTATCATGGTTTATGTAATCGGGCTTATTTTTACGGCAGCTAGCATTTACGACTATCTCTTCTCGACGGTTCAATTTAAGACGGTTTTTTTGTTTACTGCCTTTATGGGTAGAACAATACCAACAGTATTCTCCGACTTTACCTTTAAGGATGCCATCAATGGCAGCTTGTGGAGCCTGCCGGTTGAGTTTCTCTGTTACGTAATCATCGGGGCGGTGTTGTCGCTGTTCAACTCTTGGAAGAGTGTGGTGTGCCTGCTTTTCGCCGCGTGCGCCGCCAATGCAACCCTCGGAATAAAGTGGGTCGACTTTGCCGTCTTTAACGTGCCGATGAGCTACCTATCGTTGTTCGGAATAGCCTTCTGTACCGGCGCGCTGATGTCAATGACCAGGGCGTCGTGGATGAAGTATCGCATTCCAATGGTGGCGATCTCGCTGTTGTTGATATGGCTATTGCGAGGTAGACCAGAAGTCCAAATACTTGGCACAGCCAGTATTGCCGTGCTGACAATTATCATTGGTCTATCGTTCAAAGATAAGCTGATTCATGGGCGGTTTGATATTTCGTATGGTGTATACATTTATGCTTTCCCGATTCAGCAACTCGTTGTCAATTGCGTGACGCGTGATTTCTGGCTGGGCATGTTCATATCCGCACTGCTATCTATCGTAGCGGGCGCGTTGTCATATAAGTACGTTGAGCAGCCATTTCTGAGAAGCAAGAAGACAGTGAAGCGCGAAGAGCTTTCTGTGGCTGGCGTCTGATATAAACTTGCTCAGTTGCTGGCGCCGAATTATATTAGTTCGCCGTCAGCAACCTTTGGTTCAGTTGTGTGGAAGTTTTAACCGCGGGTCCTCTCCCGTGAGTTTCTGAATTCTGTTGTAGAGCTCGCTTATTACTCTGTCCTTAGACATGAGTTCCCAGTTACTTTTGGTCTCGATATCTATGGCTTTCCGACGCACAATCGATAGGTCAAGCTGTATGCGTTTCAATTCTCCCCGAAGTAGGTCCCGTTCCGCGGACACGTCAGCATGCATTTTCACCAGGCCAAAAATGTCTTCGCGGGCTTTGCGCAATTGCAGGGTCAGTTCCTGCACCTCGTTTTCGGTCACGCGCAGGAAGTAGCGACTGGTCTCAAGCTCAGTGGGGCAGCCAAGCCAGTCGCTGGTGTCTTCGATTTCAAGCGGGTCCACAGTCATGCCTTATCTATACTGTTCGGATATACAGTAATTGAGGCGCAGGATTCGAGCGAGGGTGAGGCGACGAGCTGTCACTCTGGTGTCATGAGAACCGCAAGAGTCATCTTGATGAACTCCTCGTTCTTGTCGATCGTTTCCAAGGCCCCGCGCACGTTGCCACCAACCTCGGTTGCGCCGCGCTGCTCGACCCAATCCGTGAGCTCCATGATGGCAGCCTCCAAGGCAAGCTGGTTTTCGTTAATTTTGTACAGTAGGGAAGGGAGCAGGTCTGAGTTGGGCATTGTGATTTCCTCCGTGAAGAGGACAGCGTAGCAGTCAGAAAAAGGATTGGCACTCGGTCGGCAGAACGCCGGGAGGAGGGTTGGAAACCGATGAGTTCTGGAACACTTCCATAATAGTTATGGAACACATGCCAAGCGGCGCTGATTTCTTCAAACCCCAGAAACGACAAAGCCCTGAAAAATCAGGGCTTTGTCGTATAAAGATGGCGGAGGCGATGGGATTCGAACTCATGGACCTGTTACAGTCGACGGTTTTCAAGA